ATCTTTTACAACAAATGCTGGCATAGTAACAGCAGCTGTGTCTGCAACGGCAGGATTAGGAAAAGGATTTGTAGACTTTACAGTTTCCATTTTTGCTTGTTTAAATTTCATAAGACCTCTTAGTGTAACGTTGGTTTTCTTTCTTTAAGAATGTTATCTTTATCATTCTCAAAAGCCTTTTTACCACTTTCGCCCATTGTTTGTAAATAGATCATTTGAGCGGCAGTCATAAACAAAGAAGCTACAACCATTCTCTCTTCTTCAGAAAAACTGTCCTGAAAGGCATAAGTTATTAAATCGTCAACAATTTTATTTATTTGCGGTGCTTCCATATAGTTATTATGGACACAATTTGAGATTTATCAACTTCTTTTTCTNTTCTTNTTCTTCTTACCAGCTTTAGATAATGCTATTGCAACTGCCTGTTTCATAGGCTTACCCTCTTTTTTCAACATCTTAATATTCTTAGATATTGTTTTTTGTGACTTACCTTCTTTGAGTGGCATTTAATTTTTGCATTTGTATATTGTTTCTTTGTGCAGCTAGTTGAGCAGTTTGTTGCAACTTAGCTGCGTCTATCATAGATTTCTGTTCAAGCTTTGCCATGTCTAGCTCAGTTTTAGCTTGTTTAGCCATTGCATCAGCCATCACTCTTTGTCTTTCAATATCTATTTCTTCTTTCTTTAAATCAACTAATGGATCAGATCCTTTACCTCCCTCTAGGTATTCTTGCTCCTCTGCAACTAGTTGACCCATAATCTCAGATTGCACCTGAGCTATTTGTTCTTGTATTAAATTATTAATTTGTATTTGCACCACGTCAGGAACTTGACCTCCAAATTGATTTGCAAGTTGTTCTAATTTTTCTCTATTTTTTTCCATAACATTTTTAACAGAGAGTTGTGATACGTGTTCCAAAACATGAGAAGTAATATTTACTAAAACGTCTGGTAATGTTCTAACTAAGACAGAAGACATAAATGCCCTATGTGTTTCAATATGAGCTACATGATCTTGATCTGGAAAAGCTTTTGCAACTTTCTTATTAAGAAGTTCTGCATTTTCTATTACAGGATCTTTAGGCATAGGTCTTGCTGGTGGAGGCAAAATCGCATCAATGTTTTGTATACCAAGTGCTTGATACATTCTTCTATAAGCCTCATAAGTATTGTGAATTTGTGGATTAGTTTGTGCTAATTGTAATTGTGCTTGAGCCATTTGTATTCTTTGTGACATAGAAAAAATACTAGGATCTGATACAGGTATGATATCTACACGATTATCAAAATCTGTTTGTTTAATAAATCTTTGTCCACCTGGAATATTGTAAGGATATTCTGGAGGCAAATATAATTGAAATATTCTTGCGAGTAATTTGAATTCAGTTTTTTGTGCATAATGACATCTTTTGTGAATTGCACTCATTACTTTTGTGCCTTGTTCAATCATTGCCATTGTAGTCCCTACAGGATTAGCATTGTTAGAATCTGCTATCTTAGCATCAGCAACAGCAGCAAATCTTTTACCTGCATCTACGCAAAAACCTAAAAGCTGCATTAAAGTTTGACTAGGTTCTTTGTAGGGCAAAGGAACGAAATTTTGTCTTAGATCTCCTCCTGGTGCATCCACATCTCTAAATTCACCTGGTTGTAATGGGTTGTCATCATCACGAATTCTAAGTCCTCTAGCTTTGAAACCTGCTGGTAAATTGGAAAGTGTGCCCGCATCGATAAGTTGACGAAGCGCAGAGGTAGCCGTTCTGGATAAACCACCAAGCATGTGAATAAGACCAAAACCATAAAAGCCAAGACCTGGCAAAAAACGATAGTGTACAAAGTATTGTATCTTTTTCTTCTTTGGATCTTCTTGTCTATAGTTACGTCTAATGGATAAAACTTTTCTAGAACCCTCATCAATAGTAACAATGTAAGGAAGTTTAACACCAGTAGGCATATTGTTCAAACCTAGATCTTCAAAACCAGGTATGTCCAAATCGCAATGCATTTCTAGTAAAGTACATTGATCATCATATTGGTTATCATTTGGAGTTACTCCATCAATCTTGTCATACTTCTCTTGTATAGAATCTTGTTTGTTAACTACTTCTAATTCTACATCTCTATAAAAACCACTTACCTGACTTTTCCTAACATCGTTTTTATTTTGTTTTAATACGTGAGTGATTCTTGGTGCAGTTTCTAAATCAGTAGAATGATAAGGCACAACTAAATCTTCTACAGGAATAAATTTTGCTACTGCTCTATCTAAGTTAGAATCATAATAAATTTTTTTAAATGCAGATCCTGCTAATGCTAGGAAGAATAACATTTGATCCATGTCAGAATCATACTCCTCCATTACATCTGTAATTTGATAGTTCATAAATTCACGAACTCTTTTTGCTTGCTCTTCTACTTGAGGATTTTCAGCTCCTACAATATTACATTTAACTGGACCCCCTGCTGGTAGCAATTCTTTGTAAGCTTGTGCTTGAAACTGTGTAACTGATTCTGCTAACAATGGATGTGTAACACCACTAGCGCCCTGAAATGGCTGAGATCTATCTTCATATTTAAATCCTAATAGATCCAAACCTTGAGTGTATCCATGTTCCCAATCACCTCTGGTTTCTTTGTCATTAAGATAATCTGACATTAAATCAGATGAAATTTTTTCTAGTTCTGTTTCATCAATAAAATCTGCTAAGTTGTCATCAAAGCTTGGACCTCCAGTCATTTGAGGTTGACCAAACAATGCTCCGCCATCTTGTAACATCTGCACATCACTCTGTTGTCCTGTGTTTACATCTACCTCAACAGTTCCGCCTGCATATTGATCAACGCGTGGTAGTTCTTCAACTGGTGGATTTATTGGATTAATTCGTTTATCTATTGCCATTATACGCTCTTCATGAATATTTCGATGTCAATTAGGGGATCACCCATGTCATTTTTTGTTTTACCACCCTTTTTAAACTGTGGCAAACCAATCTTTTTAAACAGCTCTAAATCAAAGCCCTCAGCTCTTAAATCGATATAGGGCATGTTGATTAATATTAGGTCTCTATCTGCCCCTCCAACTCTTACATGATTTTTTAATCCTGGAAAATTTTCTATTGCCTGAACATATCTAGATGATGTAGGCTCAGAATAATCGTCACCAGGTCTTTTACTAAATTTATATGTTCCGTCTCTTTTTACTTGTAATTGAATTGATTCTATTTGTTTTTCATTAAGACCTAAAGCTTTACCTCTTTTAGTAATATCCTTGTTAATATCTTTAATAAATTTATCTATTCTGCCATCATATATAGTTTTGAATCCTTTATATGTATTTGAATTAGCATCTCCTGCATTTTCATATACAGCAACAACATCTGCTGGAGACCAACCCAAATAAGCATCACCATCAGCAATGGCTTTTTCTAAGTTATCTTTTACTACTTGTTTAATCCAATACTGTGCACCACCTGAAAAAGGATAAAAATTATCACTAGCAGTTTCATAAACTTCAGTAGAACCCTCTGGTGGTTGAGATCCAGGAAATTTTATGTCCGTGCTTTTTATTTTACCATCAAAGAGATCTGTTTGAAGTTCCATCATAACAGTTCCTTTTTGATCATTTGCGTAATTTATTAATTTAGCAGATCTAGAAAAAGCAAAATCATGACCCACTGATGGATGACTACCTTCGTGTTCGTTAAGTTTTGCAGGCTGATCATACTCTGGTTTAAATGTGTGTGAAAGTATCTGATAGTTTTCAGATCTTAAATTAGGAAAAGCAATTGACATATGCTCGTTAGTAAATTGATTGTTACGTAAAGTTTCTGTTATATTAGAAACAGAATTTAATATTTCGTTATTTTGTCTAGTTGCGTTGATAGTGCTAGAATCTAAGTTAGGATATTCACTCATTAGAGTCTCTGTCATTTCAGGTATCTTAGCGAGCGCTGCTTCTGCACTTTCTCTATTAGTTGCTGTTTGCATTTGTTTTAATTGATCTATAACTAAATTACGGTACTGATCCATAAATTGACCTAGTTCTCCTGGACGGAAAACCATATTCATGTTTTCTAATCTTGTAATTTCAGTTCTTAAATTTTGTGGTAGTAATTCTTGATCCTCTCCTAATTTTTTAGCTGACCCTTCTGCGTAACCAAAAGCGATTTGATTTGGCCCAGATTGAAATAATTTAAGTAGTTCTGATGCAGTGTATTTATCTTTGTCTGAACCACTTGCAATCATGTTATTTAAATAACCCATCATACCGGTATCTCTTAACTCTAAAGTTAAACCTTTTTGAGGATCTGAAAGTTCATTACTCCATTGATCAAGAGTTTTCTTTTCGTTACCTGAATAATTTGCTTTGATATAATCTTCTGTTTTACTAAATCTTTTATTTATAGCTGCATCACCAATGTCTATATCATCTATGTTTTCAATCATCTTTGTTGGCACTATGGCTTTAGATTCTTTTTTCTTATCACCCATTGTTAGGATCTGCATTCTTTCTTCCTCGGGTATAGGAGTAAATCCACCTCCCGTGTCTATAGGTTCAGGTATTGGATCTATAATGGTGGTATCAATTTTTTCAGGGGGTGGTCCTCCCGTTGATTGAGGCAACTTATCTTTTTCATCTGTTGGAGTCATACCTCCTCCTACAGGTACGTAACCTCCTAATCCTAATCTTTTCTTTTCTTCTTCACTAAGCCCTGCTGGAGGTTTTATAATTACACCACCTGGAGTATAAATTACATCTTCTTCAACTGGCTCTGATTTATTTACAATTGAAGGAGTCACAGCTGTAGCCCCCATAGCTAGTATGGGTAATAAATCTCTTAGTGCACCTATCTGATCACTTTGTAGATTTGGCTTTTGTATTTGTGGTAAAATATCTAAAGCTCTAGGATCATCTAGTACACTGGCTGCTCCAGCTTGAAACTTTTTCTTTTTAGCCATTAGCTAAGTCTTGCTTTTCTAAAGCCTCTTTTAGCTGCGCCAGTTCCACGGACACCGGTACGTGCACCGTCTTTCGCTTTCTTGATTCTTTTAATAGCCGTTCTTACGCCACCTTTAGCAGTAACCTTTTGTTTCGCTGCTTGTTTCATTGGCTCAGTTTTATTGCCATCTTTATCAAGATCTAAGAAATCCGGTTTAGAACCTTCTTTAAATTTTTGTTTACCGCCGTCTTTGTTACCAAATTTTTTATTGGCAGCATCAACGTCCTTTTGTTCGTCATCAGTTAGTTTTCTAAATTTATAATCTCCGTTCTCAATTATAAAATCTCCTTTATCTACTCTACGTTGAAAAAAAGTTCTTAAACTTTCTTCCTTTTTTTCAGGATTTGGAGCATTATCAATTCGTTCCTTGTTATCCTGAATATATTTATCTTCTGCTTTACTCATGTTTACTCCTAATAATATTCTCGCATCTGTAAAACACCAGGCTCATCCTCGTAATCCTCTGGATGCGNNATAAAGTTTCCTTGTCTAAATCTTAACAAAGCTTGAGTGGTGGAGTCAACATAATCGTCGTGTTCACCAAAAGGAAAAGCAGCACATTCCTCAATAACCTCTTGCGCCCATCTCTCATCAGGATACCAGATCTGTCCAGCCTCGAAAAGAGGTGCTACGGCGTTTACCCTTGAATGTTTATCATTTCCTTTGCTCGGTGTAAAGTTAACAACTGGAATTCCTGATTGTCGTAATTCATACGTTAATGGTAATCCTGAAGCTTTCGCNTCCACTATGATGCTTTCCGGTTCCCANTATTTNTATTGCTCATGTGCTATACGTTTCAACTCTGGAAACTCCCATCTACCTCTTTTCGCATCTAGCAGGATGCACGCCGGCGCTTTTAGTTCATCACGGTAAAAAACTCCCCATGTAGTAATCGCGGAGTAGTCTGCTGTTTCTTTTTTAGAGTATGCTGTATCGTAGCTTTGAATTACATGACGGAGGGGAGGGGGATCGGGGTACTCGTA